TTCGTAATACTGATATTGTGATATATAAGGCATAGTTTATTTATTTTTCGTCTTGGTCTTCTTTTGCTTCTAATGATTGCCCAAACTGTACGGCTGCAACCTCTCTTATTGACATACCTGCGTATTGCAATATTTTTAAAACCAATGTTGGTTCATCAGATATTGATAATTCAAAATCTTGAAAGTCAGGTTGTGATTGGTCAAATGCCGGTTCCCCTCCAACTAAATTTATATAAGTCCATTTAGGGTCATTTGGATATCTTATGTATTGACACTGTACCGCACCCGTTGTATTTATACTTGCGGGAAACAAACTAAGTAGTGGTTCTTGTTGAGTGTAAGCGGGAAACAAAGTAGATGGTGCTGCTAACATTGAATTGTTTAACATAGTAATTTTACTTTGTGTAACTTTCTCCGCCTCATTTACTATAGCATCATCATATATAGCATAATTTTGAAATTGAACTTGAAATATATCTGCTGCGTTTCCTGCAGCATCTATTAAAGTTATTTCATTAGCCGAAACACCACCAACAAAAGCGGTTTGGTTTGTTGTTGTGTTAGCCACTATATCCCCTATCTGAACTCCATCTGCAACAAAGTTTGCACCTGCATCCACCAAATCATCCTGTTGAACAAGTGTGTTTTGACCTGATGCTAACAATCTTGTATAAGCCAAAACTTTATTCAGTAGATAATAATTATCATTAGTAGTTGTGGGACTCGGTGTAAAAAACTTATTATTAAACTGATGAACTAAAAACTTAGTTTCAGAAAAGATATTAATTACCTCTTCATAACCTTTAGTTATGTCCGCATATCCTGTACCGGATGTTCTAACATTTTCTTTATTCAGTTGGTAATTATACTGATAAAAGTAATCTTCGAATATATCTAACTGAGCTTGTTTAGCAAACAAGTTAAAATCTGCAGGTGAAATATATCCGTAGTTATTTTTATTAAGTATAGATAATACTGTGTTTCTTACCGAGTTTATCATCTGTCAATACTTTGTTACAAAGATAAGCAAAAAAAAAAGAGGACTCTTTTTGAGCCCTCTTCTTGCTTTAGTTCAATTAATTTATATTAAACGAAGGTGATACCGCTTATTTCAACAACTCCACCTGCTGCGGATGATAATCCACTTAAACTTACTTGTACTGTCGGTTTTGTCCAACTTTGAGTTAACACGGCTACGATTGCACTTTCAATGGTGTCTCTTACATCTTCATTGTTTGCTGCCATCACAGTGTGTGCAATTTCAGATTTTTTACCTGAAACATAATGAACTGTACATTTACTTGTAGACTCTTGCTCAACAAGAGCAATCTCATTAACAAGGACTAATTGATTAGCCTCATTTTTCACGGGGATACTTAAATACTTTTGCATAGTATAAAAAATTAAGGTTATGTGAGAATATTCTCAGTACAAAGATATATAAAAAAAAGTCTTTTTTTTTCTACAGTTGTTTCTCTAAAAAATCTAATACCTCAACGCCATCATCTGTAGTAAACCACTCGGCTAAAAACTCATTACGCTCTATACCAAAAGGTACTTTAATCAAACGCTTTTTGTTTCCTTTTAAGTTGTAGTATACTTCACGAGAATTATCTCTGTATGATAATAGTTTTTCATCAAAAAACTTTTGAACTGTAGATTGTACTTTTAATGCAGGGTCAGTGAGTGCACTTAAAAAAACTTCAGGATTACTACGAGCAAAAATCATTATGTCTCTACGTAGTTCTGCGGTTGACACAAGTGAAACGTCTTTTGCAAATAAAACTCTACCAACGCTTTCTAACTGCTCCACACTCATTGCTTTAGCTTCAACTAAAGCATCGACTTGTGAACTCAGTATGTTTACTTGTTCTGCTGCATCTTGTGAGTAATCTACTTCTACAAATCTTTTACCCCTAAGAGGATGGTAAAATAGAAACTCTTGAAGAATAGGATTGCTTTTAGGAACCCTAAGTAGTCCATCTGTAAATATAACAGGCTCTACAATAGCTTTACCATCTTGCTCATCTTCAAAACAAGACTTTTGGTTTCTTGCATAGCGTAACGCTCTGTTATAACCTTTCTCTTCGTCAAAGTATAATAAGGGGTTTCTTGATGTATTTCTTGTAGGAATAATACACGACAGAGGTGCTCTGTCTCTTGTGAGTTTATAAACTCTATCTTTTAATTCTAATTTCATTTTAATTCAATTTAATTTTAAACAATAAAAAAGGGGGAGTGTCTTTGAAGACACCCCCTCTTTTCAATAACTATTAGTTGTCAAACAATACAAAGTTGTTCGCTCCTAAAACACACACACATCTTTCAGATAAGTAGTTAACTCTCATCTCATCGATATCTGTAGTGGCTGCTCCTCCTGCAGAACCTGTAATCCACGTTTTGTAACGTCTATCTTCAGTTTCTGAAGCTCTATATCTAACGTGTAAGAAAGGTCTCTTAGCGTTTTTACCAAGAACTTGGTCATAAACACTTGTAGAACCTGCAGGTACTAACAGACCGTTAATACTTCCTGAACCAACACCTGAAGGTAAGTCACCTCTCATTGTTGGGTCATTTAGATATTTCCAATCAGTTTTGTAGAAGTCATATCCTCTACGGAAACCTGTAAATCCTAAGTTAAGAGCCATTTCTGCATCGTTGTCAAATAGACCGTAAGAAGTACCACCTGCTCCATAAGAGTTTTGCTCTGCTAACATATCATCGATAGCAAAACCAAACTGTCTGTCAAGGAATAATACATTCTCTTCAATAGCACCTTGTGCATCTAATCTACCAATGATAGTATCAAAGTCAGATAGAGTATCAGGCACACCGCCTGTCCACAAGTTACCTCTGTCAGATACTTCAAAGAAAATACCCTTTGAACCTTTATCACCAACAGGTGAAGTACCTGCGATACCTGCAACACCCGAACCTACTTCAGCCGGTACTGCTTCTACCATTGCAGTCTCAAGATAATCATCGAATCTTAATCTTGTTTCGTGCTCAGACTTCATATACCATAGGTATCCTGACGCTCCGTTTTCAGTTGTGATTTCAATCCAACCGATTTGAGCCATATCTGAACCGTTTACAAGGTAAGTATCTTTAATGATAATTGGTGAATTATCAAAGATGTAG